CGCTGACTCCTCTCAACCGCCCAGATACCGCTTTGGAGAGCATATGGCTACAATGCCTATCACTGATGATGCCCCAGCGGAATCTGGTGGACTCATTTCAGGTATACCTTCAGCGGTTTCTTACGCTCACCTACTCAACGCTTTAATGCCACAGATGATTAGTGAGTCTGTTAACAAAGCCCTTGAGTCACACGTAAAAGAGTACCGCGAGTTCCTTAAAAAGAATGAGGAGTACTCAGAACTGTCTGAGTACTATGATGTGTGGCAGACCGATGGCGGTGACCTTGAGTTCGGTATGTGGGATCTCCCAGTTCGCCTGCGTGCACTTGCTGACGCCTTGGAGTTTGGTGATGTGAACCACCCACCACAAGCATTTGTTCGTAAAGCCGTGATGAACGTGGACAAGCCCTCTGGTGTGAATGACAGTATTAGTAATAGTGTCAGACGCCAACTGGGAGAGGTTGTGGTAGAAGATGCCAACTAACCGAACTGGCTTCCTCCTCGCTGAGGACCAAGCATTCAAGACTAAGTTCTCTGGTATACAACTAACAGACGACCGTGACAATACTCGTGACGTTCAGGTGTTCTTTCGCTACCCCGAAGGGGAACGAGAGAAGAAGTACCCGTTCATCACCATTGAGTTGCTGGATATTAACCATGCCCGAGACCGGCAGCACTCTGACCAGATCATTTATGCCTTTCGGGGTACTGCGCCCAGTGGACAGCCCACTGGTCACTACAGTACAGAGGGTTCCGCTAATACCTTCACGTACTGGCCAAACGAGACCGCTGATGTAACCACACTGACGGCTGATACTGGTGGTTCCTCTGACCCATTCCTAAGCGCTCTAGAGCATGTTCCCGTTAACCTCATGTACCAGATCGCTACATTCACTCGCTCTGCTCTACATGATCGTTACCTGCAAGCACATATCCTGACCAAGGTCGCCCCGTTCCGACGAGGTTACTTGGCTATACCTGCTGATGACACACACCGGCACATGGATCTGGTAGACTTCAGGAGCGCTGATCTGCTTGACGAAGAGGCAGGTTTCAAGAAACGTATCTTCAGAAAGATCTACACATTCTCCGTAACATCAGAGATACCAGTCACCAACCTCGTTGCCCTTTCTCAGGTCAGCGGTTCCGTTGGTTCTACTGGTGCCACCATAACACTTAAAGATAAAGACACAGAGGACACCCTCTCGTGACTTTCCTACCCGTAACCTACTGTAAGGATTAATTATGTCTTATTCACGACCCGGCGTTTACGTCAACGAGGCCCCACTAAAGGCCACTGTAACCAACCGCCCCGGTCGCACCACTGCTTCGTTTGTTGGCGAAGCCTCTCGTGGTCCGGTCGGAAAACCAGTACTCGTTTCTTCTTGGAACTCCTTTGTCAGCGTATTCGGTGACATCGTTTCCACGTACGAACTTGGGTACGCTATTTACCAATACTTCTCTAATGGTGGTGTTGAGTGCTACGTTAATCGTGTACTCACCTCTAGCACTACTGTTAACACCGACTCTACCCTCGCTCTTACTCATGATAGTGGGAACAAGGACCTGTTCACGGCCACCTCTAAACTGGCGGGCGTAGATGGTGACAACATCACCCTTGATGTAATCAAGAGTGATAGTAACCCCGACACTGGTACTGCTGCTGGTGGTGGTATTATTGACCTCACCGTAAAGTACAAGGGTGTGACTAAAGAGACCTTTGTTGGACTCACCTTCTCAGACACCACGTCCTCCACCTCTGCTACCGCAGCGGTAAATGATGCTGTGTCAGGTTCCCAATACATCACAGTGAGCGCTCAAGTAACAACTACCGCTGTTAATGGTACCGCCATTAGTACAGCATTCACTAGCACCGTAGCCTACACGTTAGCATCGGGTGCTACCGCCGGTCAAGCAGAGAACGCCGTAGGTTACGTGCGTGGTAACAGCACAGGTACCTCCGCTAACTTCTTCCTGCTCACCGCTGAAAACGCTGGCGAGTGGGCCAACGGACTCACCGTTGAGGTATCTGCTGGTATTGAAACACCGACCGCCTCGTCCTATGGCACCTTCAACATGCTTGTTAAACTAAATGGCGCAGAGAAGGAACGCTGGTCAGAGGTATCTATTGACCCGGAACATAACCGGTACGTAGAGACCCTTATTGACACCTACTCTGATTACCTGACAGTGTCCTCTGTAGCGTCTCCTACTAAAGCCACAAACACATCAGTGTCTGCTGGCACGTACACCCTTGTTGGTGGTGGTAACGGTACCGCTGTCGCCGCCGCCGATTATGATGCTGCCCTGACATACTTTGACCAAGTCACTGGTGACCTGATCATTAACCTTCCGGGAGTATCGGGAGCCTCAGAGGTCAACTACGCTCTGGCCTATGCTGCTGCACGTGGCACCGGGTTCATTGTTATTGACCCCAACTCTTCGGACACCACTGCTAGCGCTGCTATCACCCGAATTGCTGGGTACAGCAATAGCGGGTACGGAGCGGTTTATTACCCAGCCGCTACCACTGCGGACCCTACCAAGACCGGCCCAGCCGCACTACGTACGTCCCCATTAGGTGGCGCTATTGTTGCTGCCTACGGTCGGGCAGAACGCATGCACTCAGTTGCGAAAGCCCCAGCAGGGTTCAGCCTTGACCTCGCTAATGTCTATGGACTAGTTGGTACGTACACTGAAGCAGACGAGGGTACTCTATACGATGCCAGTATCAACCCTATTCGGTTGGTGCCCGGCACTGGTGCCATTATTAATGGTGCTCGTACACTCGCCAAAACCTCACCAGACAAGTTCATTCCTATTCGTCGCACACTCAACTATGTCAAGGCACGTCTTAAGACGATCACTGCCTTCGCCGCATTTGAGCCGAACGATGGAAACCTTCGTCAGTCCGTCACAACTGTTGTTGAAAACGAACTACGTAAGTTGTGGGCACAGGGAGGGCTAAAAGGCAATACTGCCGCTCAAGCCTTCTTTGTTACCTGCAACACAACCAATAACTCAAGCAGCACTGTTGCTCAGGGCGAACTTCACGTTGAAGTTGGTCTGGCGTTACAGTACCCAACTGAGTTCGTGATCATTAATGTAAGCCAATGGACTGGTGGCTCAAACGCCGCAGAAACTCTCTAGGAGGAGATTCAAATGACAACTTCAGTAAGAACAGACCCACTACGTAACTTTAAGTTCCGGGTCACTATACAACCAATAGACCAAGAATTAGACACCTTGGCGGGTGGGATACAGAACCTTGGGTTCGCCCAAATGTCCGGTATTGCTGTAACCAACGAGGTCATCCCTTACCGTGAGGGTGGTATGAATACACACCCACACAAGATGGTAGGTCAATCAGACTTCGCCCCAGTGTCAATGGCACGTGGCGTGTTTGCCGACCAAGCGCAACTGTACAACTGGCAACAGTTCATACACGCATGGCAGGGGGGCATTATTGGCGGTTCAGGTGGAAATGGAGACGGTGGAGACGTTGGGACAGATTATCGCTGCGACGTTACTGTGGCTGTGTATGACCATCCTGTTACTAACAACAACTATGCGTATGATCAAGACCCTACTGCGGCCACGGGTTCTATTGGTAATGATCTTCCTAAGCGTCTTGAGTTCACACTCTACAACGCATGGCCCGGATCCTACTCAATAAGTGACCTTAATGCTGGTGATAACGGTATTATGATCCAGCAACTACAACTGCACCACGAAGGGTTTACAGTAGACTGGGACCCTGAACAAGCATCTTAAGCATAACATAACAAGGAGACACAATGAGTATTGAGTTAGCGAGCGTCAGTGACGATATTGCTGATGCCATACAAGCCCCACCACCCGAGATGGGTAAGGCAGCACCCACGCAAGTAGAACTACTTCGTGGAGTTGTTGACCCAACCTCTGGAGAATGGCACACCACTGCCACTGTTCGTGAGATGAACGGCGCTGACGAGGAAGAACTTGCTCGTCTTAGCGCCACACAAGAAGACATCTCATACGCAGAGTACACCACAGCATTACTTACACGAGCCGTTACCTCCATAGGTAGTCTGCCCACTAAGTCAGACCCATCCATTTTGGACAACCTCATTATTGGGGACCGAGACATGCTGTTCCTCGGCATCATCAAGGCCACATACGGAAACGTACGTACCTTTAATGTTTCGTGTCCATCTTGCCATAGTGCTAACGACGTGCGTGTGAACATGGACGAGGACTTCCCTGTCACACAACCATTGAATGATCCTCGTGTACCACGCACGGTGACCTTGCGTAATGGTATGGACGTTAAGGTCAAGTTCCCTACCGGGGCAGACGCTAAACTTATTGCTTCCTCAGGTAGCACATCAGCAGAGCAGAGTACTACTATCATTACACGTTGTGTAGTGTGGGACGATGACCGCTCTGACGCTGTTAAGACCATGTGGGCTAAGGAACTTTCCGTAGCAGACCGCAAATCTATTGTCACTGCCGCTCTGGAAGACCAGCCCGGCCCAAGACTGGAGGAGGTGGAAGCCTCGTGCGCGAGTTGTAGTGAAACAATCACTATGATCATGGATTGGGCCTCACTTTTATTCGGTTAACTTAAACAACGTGTACTGGGATTACAGCGCTGTGTCGTCTGGACATCCCGGTTTCACACTAGAAGACATCCGTACAATGACCATACGCCAAAGGTCGTTCTGGACGGAAATGGCAAAGTGGCGAAACTCTTAAAGGAATGTGGACATGGCAGAAGGAAAGGCAGAAGACACTAACATTGGGTCTCAGGGTGGTTCCGACCGTCCAGACGCTGCCTTTGCTTCTGTCAAAGCACGCTTTAAGACAGATGCCCAAGGACTACAGTCCTTAAACAGAGAGTTCTCGGCACTCAACGACCAGATCTCTAAGTTCACCTCAAACATTACTGTCGCTCTTGAAAAGGCTAAACAGTTTAGTGCTGCTGCTGGGGGCATTCAGAGTGGCGGTGGGATGGGTCCCGGACAAAGTGGGGGGAGCCAGAATCCCACAAAGGGAGCGATACAGCCCCTAAAGGCCAACATCGGTGGCAACGGGAAACTTAATAAGTTTGATTTTATAACCCAGATAGCAGGTAATGCAGTTGGCTGGACGGCAGCCCGTCTCAAGGGCGCTGCCCCTTACATGCTCACTGCTGACCGGACGGGGATGCTTTACCGACAGATGTACGGTGGCTCAGAACTTGATTACCAGTCACGGTTCCGTCAACCATTGACTGGAGGGTTACTTGGCTCTGATGCTATTGAACCCATGCTCGCCCTACAAGCAACCACCGGTATTAATGCGGCATCCATGAAGAAGGGTATTGAGGGCATTAGGGTGTCTTCCGGTTTTGGTTACAGTTCCGGTGATGCCACTCGCATGATTAATGCTCTCGCCCAGCCCGGTTCATCTAACACTATGACCATGATGCTAGGAGCGGGCCTGTATGGCCCCGGAGGCGTCGCCAAGGACCCTATGGACGTTGTACGCACAACTGTGCAGAGGATGGGCCTGACGAACGAGGAGATGGTTCAGGGGGCATTCCAGCCCGGCTCTATGACTCGGGCCAACCTATCTCGCGCTGGACTACCTGAAGACATGCACAACATGATACTCCAGTACGCCCAACAGAACGTGGAGTTCAAGAAGAAGGGGGGCAAGGGAATGTATGACCCTTCTTCTTCAGGGGACCGAAAGCGAATGGGTATTGATGACGCCTACGCCGTTGAGTTTGAGAGAACCCGAGGGGAGGAAGTCAACCGAGAAGAGAAGTTCTATCGCAGGCAAGTAGACAACTATGCACAGATGGAAAAGAACACTCAAGCACTCATTAGACTATCGGCAGCAATAGAGGATAAGGCTAGTGGGGCCATAGGAGCACAGGCAGGACTCATGAACAACAGTTGGATGCGCGCCCTTGGTATGGGGTTAATGGGTGCTGGAGCAGCCGTTTCGCTTACCGGGTTTGGAACCCCTCTGGGCGTGGGCCTTATGGGTGTTGGCGGTGTGGTTCAAGGCATTGGCGACCCCGAGGATGTGGTACAGCCGGGAATGAATGCTTCTTTCCGACATAGCCTGAAGGCTATGGCCACAGCAGCGGAGGCAGACGGTCACCAACTTACACTTTCTAGTGGTGTGCGTGACGTGGGACGGCAAGAAGAGATATTCCGTGACCGCATGGTAGAGGACCCTAATGGCAAGACCGAATGGGAGGGAAAGAGGTGGACGTTAAAAGCAGGAATGGCCCCTGTGGCCCCACCCGGTAGGTCCCTACACAACTTTGGGTACGCCGCCGACATTGGACCATCTTCCGCTTACGATTGGATACGTAAGAATGCCTCTAAGTTCGGTCTGGCTAATGGTGACCGTATTGGTGAGCCTTGGCATATAACCCTCGCAGGCATACAGACCGTGAGAGACCTTCCCCAAGGGTCACGTCCTGTGGGTGCCGGGCGATCCTCGTCATCTTCCGCAGACGCCCGATCACGGTCAGGGGGGTCCGCAAAGACAAGGTCATCGGGAACGTCCTCTAGTAGTAGTTCCCCATTGTTCCGCACTAAGGGCATGAACATGTCCCAAGCCATATCAGCAATACAGTCATCTAACGCCGCCAGTGTCGCTATCGGGGACCCACTGGACTTTGGAGGCGGCGGTGGCAGTGTTACTATCGCTCCCACTATTAATATAAGCGGGTCAGGAAACGCATCCGATGCGGACGAAGTTGCTCGTCGTGTTATACACTTACTTGAAACATCAGAGGCTGTTCGGTCTCTCAGGAGATCATAATGGCATTTGAGAACGATAACTTTGAGTTTCCTCGTGAGGTGCCCACCGATAAACACATACATCGTGGGTACGTACGTTTACTAGATGAGGTATTCTCTGGTACTGCTGACACGGACACTAGTAACCTCGCTGCAAAACTGAACTTCCAGTTCAACCCTAACCAACTCACGAGGTCCGTGTCTGCCCGTACGGACACACAGTTGTGGATTAACCAAGCGCCCTCACAGTTACTCCAACCCGCCATTGGTGATATGACCTTTGGTTGGACCATGCTCCTTAACCGAGAGGCAGAGGTAGCAGATTATGAAGGACGTAATAACCCTAGTAGCCGACGAGACTCTCTAGAAGAGGACGCCACCCTGTCTGCTGGACCCGCAAACCTCGGTAGGGACAGCGCTGATGTGACGGTGCACTTATGGAATCCGGGCAGGGTCGGGGTAGTTCACGACATAGATATACTTGACCGTATTGTTGGACAACGTATAACTGAAGAGCAGATTGAGTTCTCTAATATGCAACACAAACAACTAGTAAAGATTGGGGTTATAACGGAAGAAGAAGATGATGATGATGAAAACTCTTACCAAAGAGTATCTGGGGATACCATAGTATCCGCTAACGCCCATAACTCAGCGTTCCTAATACCTAACCCTATACGAGCAGTATTCTCAGAGTCCTTCATGATTGATGGGTATGTCAGTAATGTGACGGTATCTTTTCAGAAGTTCTCACCACGAATGACACCCACTGTAGCCATTGTGGACGTAGCCATGCACGCTATCTACAGCGGATTCGCCCGCAAAGAAACAGTGTTCACTAACCTTATTACGGCACAACAACTTGAGACACAAGCAGTAGATGAGGTAGAAGAAGCAGAGCCACCACCAGAGGGCACAGAGGCTTCTGGCTTACATGCACTCGCAGAGCAGGGAGGGGCCGCTATGCCCTTCTCCGGTATAGCCACTGTCCTGCCAAGTTTAAGAAGTCACTCAACTACCCACGCTCTGGTCAGTCCTTCAGGTGTCCTAGAGGGAGTAGAGACAGAGGGATCCTCCATATATGTGGGGGCGCACACTACTGACTCCGTTTTGGGTGAAGAAATAGAAAAGCGTTACGAGGGAGATGACTCTAACAACCTAAACCTCAGTAAGTTAGCCACAACCGCTAAGGTGGGTCTTTCTGTTCGGGCACGCCTACACACCACAACTCTGGGAGATATCTTAAAACTAGTGAGTGACGGTGATGAGGGTGGCTTTTCGTCGTACATACAAAGTGACGTGTTCTTTGGGGACTGGTCAGTAGAACAACGAACAGCACTACTTAAGGTAGGCGTGGACGTGTTAGAGAACGACAGTGAAGAAGAAAATGGCCAAGCACTAACAGAGTTTTCTTATCAAACAGGCCCTACCTTTTACACTCGCTCATTCCCCATTCTTGAGGTAGGCTCTGGAAAGTATGGGGATGTAGGGTACCCAGACACCACTAGTAGCATAACACCCCCTGTAATGTCCGTGGCAGCAGCCACCGAATGGGACCTTGACGACCAAGGACGTTTTAGTTTGTTTACTAGTGATAATCACCTATTAGGAACAGATACCGGGGCGTCTTCTGGATTCATCTATAACATTGGAGCAGGGTTCTTTCATACGAATAATAAAACCCCCTACCCAACCACCCTCACAATTAACCACCAGACAGATCCCGCACAGGACCTTTTGTTTAGTGTAGATTACCAAATCAGCATCATATATGAAACAAGTGTAACATCTACGGAGGGGTTAACTGGGGGAGGGGTGGCTACCATACACGATGGCTCCCCCCTTAAGGTTTTACCCTTGTGTAGTACGTATGGTGCACAAACTCCACAATCTAGAGGATTTAAAGAAGGTTGGGGACACGGTGCTGGGGGGTTACCACTACTTGGAGACAATGGATCGTCATCCATTGTGGGAGATGACACTACTGTACTGGGAGACAGTACACGATGGATAACCAGCGTCGGCGGTGATGCCGGGCCACGACACGCATTCTTTGGGTACCCCACTGGCCAGTTAACTGATGTTGGAGTAACCCTGCCTTATACCAGAATAACTCCGATAGGTAAAGACTAATGACACTATCATCCTCATCACGGTACAAGCGGAGCACTGACAACAGTGGGGTGTCTGTTACCCAGCGAAAAGTAAAAGAGAGCACACGAGTACTATCGGTAGTCACTAAAGAGGGACAGACCATGCAGACACTTGCTGCTCTCCACCTCGGTGACCCTAAACTGTACTGGCGAATTGCGGACCTCAATCCACAGATAGCGTTCCCTGATTCTATTCCTATGGGCACCCGACTGCGTGTGCCTAAGGTTTAGATATGACCGTTGTCACTACCACCCAGACATCAGCACCAAAGCACTCTGTTGACGTATCCATTGACGGTGTTGGGGTAGACTACAGTAGTATCGCTAAAGTAGAAGTGAGCCTACGAGAGAACGAGCATGACCTTGTCACCCTCGTGTTAATGGGTATCTCTCCTCTAGCGATTACTGACTATGTAGACCGCCCAATTAAGGTCACTGTAAAGGTACCCTACGGAGAGGGATTCACTTTCTGTGGGTACGTCAACCATGTTAACCCTACGCACAAGGTGTCTAGTGGTAAGGCTAACCGTAGCCTGTTCCAAGAAGCGCACCTATATTGCTTGGGCGCTAGTTCTCGTATGCGGGGAAAGACAAACCGTGTGTGGAATGACTTCAAGGTCAAGGGAATGGTAGAAGAGTTCTCTCGTATATATAACTTCTCTTACTCTTGCCCAGACTCTTCCCCTGTGCTACCACGCATGGTGCAACGAAACATGTCAGATTGGGAAGCCCTCACACGAGCATGCGCCCAGTCTGGTCTGGCAGTAAACGTTCACGGTACAGAGATACACGTGTGGGACCCCGTGCACCCAATACGTTATGGTGCTCCATCAGCGAACCTCACTACCATTGAGACAAAAGAAAAGTCCTCCACAATGCCCGGTAGGATCATGGAGTTTGACGGCACCTTTGGTACATCACACGCTTATGGGTCTGCCAGTGCTGAGAGTATCGCTATACTTGATGATAACGGGATGTTATTAAAGGCGAAAACAGAAAACCTCATGGGATCCTCCAAGTATGGAGAAGCCCTAGAGACAGAGATAACTAATGCTCTCCCTATGGAAGCACGCTCGTTAGAAGACGCTCAGAGACGACTACGAGCAACCAGAGCCTACGAGGATGCCTTTGTAGCGACCACCACCACCTCTGGTGTCGCTGGAGTTATGCCCGGAAGTGCTGTCAACATAGAGGGGTTCAATGGTGACTTTGACGGACTATGGTTAGTGCGCTCTATGGACATGAAGTTTAATCGTGGGCATTTCATTACCGAGTTTGGGCTAGGTAGAAGCAACACAGGCAAGGTATACTATGGACAATCCTCTTTAGACGCTTACGAAATAGCGCCCAACCCTAGACTGGACAACGGTAAATGGAGAACAACATTAAGGAGGGGACATGTCTACTCCACTAACTGATTCCCTATTCTCGTCTCCCTCTCAAGTACACCGAGCGATTGTCAGTTACTCAAGCACAACCACAGGAGAGATTCGTGTAATCATCCCGTCGGTCACTGGCCTAGACACAGAGGTACCTGTCTCTTATTATGGACGGGAAGCGCACCCCTTCGCCCTTGATTGGGTAGTACCTAACGTGGGCGCAAACATTATTGTGGCCCGAGAGGACGAAGATTACGTCACTGTTATTTGGATGAACACCACGTACAACCCAGTTCGTGCTGACATAGGTGAGGCCAACCCAACAAAGTACGGGTTTGGTCCGGGACTAACTGGTTTTGAGTTGATGGCCATAACACCTTCCTCTGCTGGACTATACCTCAGTTCCACACACATGGGGTACTGGACCAGCGCAGGATCGGGTGCGTGGCGTACCTACATGGACATCGACGGTAACTTCTATCTGACAGGGAGTGGCAGTGCCACGCACGGCCTGACATGGACCTCCAGTACCAACACTCTCGCCATCACCGGCAACATCACCATCGGTAATGTCAGTGAAGTCCTTGGCGATCTGGGTGATCCTGAGGCCAACGACCCCAATCAGGACAATCCCACCAACTACACGTTCGGTGCGGGTATGGATATGTCTCTGGTCAACCTGCCCAACACTCCGACCACAGCAGGTCTGTTCTTAGGTGCCAACTACCTCGGATACCATAGTGGGACCGGCGGGGCGTGGACCACCTACATGGACTCTACGGGGAAGTTCTACCTCGGTGGGACCAGCGGCCAACTCCAGTGGAACGGCTCTACCCTACTCATTGACGGCAGTGCTGCCATCTCTGGCACGGTCACGGTCGGTGGGACCGCTGCGTCCACGGTAGCCAGTGGTGCTGCCTCCGGGGCCTCGGCAGTGCAGGATGGGGATGGCTCACTTAACCTGACCTTGACCGATGGGGCCGTTGGTGGCTGGGAGATAACTACGGGGATGCTCACCGGAGGCTCAGGCTCCTACAAGATAGAACTGGATCAGGCCAACAGACGCATCTCCGCTGGTGGTGGCCGTGCGGTCATGAGAGCAGACTCTACTGGCCGTGTGGTTATTGGTATTGATGCTTCCGCTGGTAACGCCCCAACGTATAACAACTCCGGCGGCGATGTAGTCATGGAGCGCACGTCAGGAGGAACTGCACGGTTCTCCTGTGGCAACAAACTCACATGGAACGGGTCTGCCCTTTCTATTTCTGGGGATGTCACTGCTACCTCGGGTTCATTCACGGGGGAAGTCTATGCCTCAAGTGGTTCATTTGCTGGTTCGCTGTCTGCTGCTACAGGTACGTTTGCTGGTTCGCTGTCTGCTGCTACAGGTACGTTTACGGGTGACATTACTGGTGCGTCGGGGGTATTTGCTGGTTCTTTGTCAGCATCGAACATCACGGCAGGCTCAATGAGTGCAGCCTATATTACAACAGGGGTAATGAATGCTGCCCGCATCAACGGTGGCACCATTACCGGCGCATCTGTAAACGTGACCGGAAGCGGGGAGTCCCTCGTGGTTGGTGGTTATGGTACGGGGCGCGTAACGTTTAATCAATCCTCATGGCTTGCATCCGCTATCCGTTTCGGCTCATCAAGCGACGACGATGCCTACGGAGCAATAACTTACGGGAGTTATTCTTACAATGGGTATACGTTTAACGGCATCTCAATCATTAACAACTCCCAGTCCGCTGGTATCGCTGTAAGGAACACGGGGTCCTACAACATCACATTAGATTCGGGGTCTGGCATACTGCTTGATACTGGAACAAACGCGGTTCGCGTCGAAGGCGATTTTCAAGTAAGAGACAGCGGTACTGGGACGATGCTACTCGTTGACTATAGTGCCAGCAGGGTCGGCATCAATGACAGCACCCCCTCATACACCTTAGACGTAAACGGTACCTGTCGTGCCAGCACTCTCCGATCCAACGGATGGATTCATGCTTCGCTCCCCACTACCGCTTCCGGAGCAAATGTCAGATTTATTTCTTCCACGGGTGCGCTCTACTACTATGCATCGTCAGCCAAATACAAGAAAGATGTTGAGACACTGCTGGATTCTGAAGCGGATAAGGTCTTTGCCTTACGCCCCACATGGTACCGCTCTTCTTTACCCGACGACCCTGAAGGTTGGTCGTGGGATGGCTTCATAGCCGAAGAGGTACACGAAATCAACCCTCGTTGGGTTGTATATAGGGATGGTGAGCCGGACTCAATGAACTACGATCAGATAATACCCTCTCTTGTTAATATCATAAAGAGGCAAGACGCCAGACTAACCGCTCTAGAGGCACTATAATGTATAAAGACAAAACAAACAATAGGAGACTCAAATGAGTACCATCCCCACCACCAGTAAGTATGTAGACTTATCACTTCTACACCCCCGCTTTAAGGCT